CTGTTTAATTTTTATTTTCTGCGGGCTGACAATTAAGTCATTTTGCAGCAGCCTCCAAAAGTGGTAGGCCGGGGGGATGATCAGTTATGTTGTGATCTAGCGTTTGGTTTTAGTTTTAGATGCGTAAGAACTTACGTATCGTCAGTGTGTAACTACTAAGCAATGTCATATTGTACATCAGTCCTGTATTTTGTTGTGGCGCATGTGGTGGTCGTTCAACCACGATCGTTGTCTCCATTGGGAGGTCGTTCAGTGGGAACGTTATCACGCAACACACGTGAATGGATGTTTGTTTCACCCATAACTAGTGGTTCTGTTTGGCCTTGAGATAGAGAGCTCCCGCGCTGCCGATGCCGGCGAATGCCTTACCGGTTTGCGTTTGCACTCCCTGCCATGCAGACTCGGCTACATGACTAGCAAGGGAAGAAGCCTCGGTGGCTACCCTCGCTGACCAACCTGGCATCATAGAATCCAGGCCAGCAACAATGTTGGAGGTAGAGGGCAGATCGAGATCTGTCTGGGCGGTACCGGTAAGACCACTGTCTATGTCCGGACGCCACTCTACGACCTTTGTCGTTGCAATCGCCAACTTGTTGAGGATGCCGTCCTCACAGCCCCTCCAAGCGAACCCAATAACCTTGGGTGATAGGAGGGACGGGTCAGTACCGAGCGTGCTGGAACTGGTTCCAGGCACGCCCATCGTGACACAGTTGTCTTCACCTCCCCCAGCACGAAACCTTGCGGTCCCGCTGTCTACGTCCGGTCGAAAGACCACCTCATAGGTGTCTAGCCCCAGACGCTGGGTTTTGGTAGCACGATTAAATAAATCGTTAACGTTGTGCACACCGTTCTTCAGCAGGTCAGCCAAAGAATAGTTTTGGATCCAGGCGATTTGCCCGGCCGAGTCCGTCATCTTGCCGGTGTAAGTGAGTTGCAAACACGCGGCGAGAGTTCGTACGTCTCGGACTAGTCCAGTGGACACAAACGGACTACCCGGGTCTTGCAATGCAAGACCGTTTCGTGAACTGATTGAGCCGGCCCCCATTGGGTCGGCATTGTTGTTTAGGAACATGCTAGTTGGGCTAGTGCCTGAAAAGCGGATCATATTCCAATGGGTGCCACCAGCATTGTTGTATGCTGGGACCCAAAATATGGCTCCGCAAGTGTCGGCAATACTGCCATTTTCCGAGTGGGAGTTCTTGACTCGCGCTGTCAATCCTTCGCAAGATCCGTAGATCCCTGGTACGATCGCCGCTCGACACGGGTCAATTACCAGACGTTGGATTGAGGCGACCCGCCCATTCTTGGGCGAAGACTTTCCTCTCTTCGTGGAGCGGCGCTTGGGGCCACCCCGTTTCTTAGGAGCGCTCTTGCGCCCCCGGACTTGTTTGTTCTTCCTCTTTTGGAATGTCATTTTCTTGATTATCGTTTGTTAGTGTTATTCTGTCGTTGTATTATATTCAACGCCGGCCACCCGAATGGCCGGCACCTAAAACTGTTTGGGTTAGTTATCTTCTAATCGCCGTTGTTTTCCAAGTCGTCGTGCTCGGAAACTACCGTTCAACCAACCGTTATTACGTTGTGGGCTGACGGCGTTGCGCTGGCGAAATTTTGATTCTCCGCGTTGGCGGAGTCCACCAGTGTCCTCTGGTGGCAACCCCAATCCTGGGGTCCGTCCCTTGTTCGGGGTACTTGATGACTCAACTTTGGTTGAGTTGTGCTGCCTCTTAGGCGCTCTTCCTGCTTGCTCAGGCATAAAAAGTCCAGGGTTGTCTACTCTAAAGACTATGAGACGCTCTTTCCCACCACGTGATAGTAGGGCCAAGCGTTCAAGTTCCTTGAGTTCTACTTGCAACTTTGTTAATCTGGGTCGGCCGCGAGGACCATCCCGAATACTGGACTTAGGTTGTTTTGGCTGCTGCGAAAGCGCTCTACGGGACCGTCCCGTTGTTCTTTGTTCGTCTTGTTGACGTGGCTGCCTCTTAGGCGCTCGACCAGTTTTGTCTGGTCCATTTGTTTTACCAGTTTTGTCTGGTTTCTTCCTCTTGGGTTTGGTATTCTGACGTTCCTTTAAACCTGTGGCTCGTTCTTTGACGTCGTATGTCTGAACGAAGTGTACGCCTTCAGGGTCGAACTCGGGTGGGACGTTCCACTTGATGAGTGTCGATATCGCCTCTAGGAGATCTGCAGACTCGGGGTCCACAACATACTCGTGTATGCGATCTCCGTCGACGCGGCGGGTTTGTCGAATGGTTCCTTTATCCTGTAAACTCATGACTGTTGAGTTTAGCCAAGCGTCGGTGCCATTTTCATGACCCCAGTGACCCCAGTTAGGGTAAGCTTGCCAGCCAAGGATGATTGGGGTGGGTCGGTCCTCGAGACCATTCTCCTGCCCCAACGAGACATTTACGGAAGCCGTTGGTGGTTCGGGTATCTTAACAAAACACGGTGTCTTGAGAAGATCCTCCAGCGTAGCTGTCGAAATGAAGTCTCGTAATAACTGTAACTGGTAACCCGGTATAGAGCGTTCCAGATAGTCGTACATCCATCCCTGGGTGTTGTTGTTCGGAAACTGCACACTGGCGTCCTCCCACCAAGAGAACCACGTTGTGTTCTTCTCGGTGAGAGTATCCGGTTTGGCCTTGCCGTTGTAAGACGAATGGTTTTTATACAATTCTCCTACCCTGCGGCAGTAGTCACCCAAGAGGGGGGTGTTGTAGTCTGTGAGCTCTACACAGTATGCTTTTTCAACGAGCTTAGACAGCATGGTGCCTGTCAAGTCGTTGCACATGTGGAACTTTGCTACGGTGCGGTTAATATCCTGACATGAATCTGGGCAACCTTGCCAGACTTCAGGTGAAAACTGTCGCGATAGGAAACTAACACCTGAGTCACCTCGTTGGAGATGCGCCTCTAGTGTTAGGACGTGACCAAGTGATCTGGCAGATTGGATGAGTATGTCCTTATCTGCGTCACCTAGTGTTCCGTCGTCTCCTCCGAAGACTCCTTTACTACGTAATTTCTGCATTGCTAATTCGTGTCCTAGACCTTGTCTACGAAAATGTAGATAAGCCGTGAAGGCGTTGACAATCGTGTTGGAGCCACTGGTGTCAGCGGCACCTGAGTTTTGTGCTACCCAGGTCCTGTAATGGTCCTCCGTCATGTAACAAATCTTGTTGAAATGTGCGGAAATTTGTTCACGTAGTTCATCGTGATACTGCGGTTGAAACATACGTAACATAACCGCCTTAACCAACAACCGTGAGACGTTGTTAACCCTACCATCCATTCGTGAGAAGTCTGTCAAAACGACAGACTGTGATTTCTCACAAATGGAGGCTACCCGTTCAGCCACCTGAAGAGGGGTCTTCCCAAATGCGTACCACGATTCGCCTTTGAGGACATCTGCCAACCTATAACAGAACTGAGAAAAAGCAAGTTTGTCTTTGCCGTTGCCCGTAGTGATGATCCGAGGATCTTTCACTGAGCCAATGCCGTAGACTTCCGCTTTAAGAAACGAGTTGAAAACGCGAGCGAAATTGCTCCCACTAACGTCAGCCCGTTCCAGAATTCTCCTTTGACCAGGTGTTGCTTGCTTAGCAAACACCGTTTCCACCTCACACGGATGCATACGATATTCGGGAGCTAGCTCCTCGGCAAAATCGTTAATGCATCGTATGACATCCGACTCAACCTGAAAATGGGGAGTGGAAATGTCCGTTACCCTAGCTTGTATCGCCTCTCGTTCGTTGGAGACGGTCTTTGCAGGTGAACATGGGGGTCCGATGAGACAGGACATGTATGGTTTCATGCCTGGTTTTGGTTGTGTGAATGGATCCACTTGGTTGTAGTTGTAGTTAATCGCCGAGCAATCCAAGGGATAGATGAATGGCATGCATTCTTCCTTGCCTTCCGACAATGCTCTGGTGGGTAATAACTACACATGATCGCTGCCATTGAGGCCTTATCAATTTCATATCCATAAAGTTGCATGTGGACGTCTCCGGAAGAGCGGTCCAAGTGTGACTTGATGGCTGAACGAGTTAAATCAATCTTAACGTTCGTCGAAGTTCGATAGACTTCTTCGAAACAGTCCCATGTGACGATGGGAACGTGGGCGGCTGTGTAAGCACCGTCCCGTGCAATTGAAACGACAACTTCCCCATCACGTTGAGTGCGTATGAGGTTGTATCCATTTTCACCCAGTACCTGAAGAGGTCTGAGTGACCGAAGGGGCCGTCCTGTAGCTAGGACAGCCGCGAGGCCATTGTATGAGGCCTGTGGAGTTAGAAGCACTGCGGTTTTCCCTGTCCGCAGTGTTTTACGTTTGATGTGATAATCAACGCTTCGACACTTTCGTGTGAAGAAGAGAACCATACACATCCAAAGAAACATCCCGGACGTTACCGTGAAAAATATTTCTTCAGTGACAGTGTATAGTGCAAAGAATATGAACAGTGCAGCCCAATGGGGCACTGTCGACAATGGTGTGTCGACACGGACTGTGTTGTGGGTGTAATCCCAAACAGTTCTGTGTTGCTGTTTTCCTTTGCCATCGCTAAGAACCAGCTTATTGTTCTTAAAACAAAAAGCGGACTTAGAATGTTCGTCATGTCCGGCAACTCGAGTAGGCATGGTGGTGTAGATCAACACCGGCCTGACGTTCTCGAGAAGAGTAGTGGTCATGTCTAACTTCCAATCGGTATCCACTAAAACTAGTAGATCATCTGGGGCAATGGTGTCCTCGTGGAGGACGGCCATTCCGTCAGGGTCCCAAAACGTACAAGGGTGGCCTTGTGTAACGTCAGGGTCGTGGGACTTCGTGACCACGTGCAAGCCTCTACAGCCTTTAACGGCTAATTCCCCAGCATGATTTACGAAATGCCGCATTTCGTTGTCAGTACTGGTGGTAGAGGTTCCCTCGACGTCGTCGAGGGTGTTGAAGTCTGTTGCGGCGAACTCCTGCTGTGTACCTTCACAGCAGAAGAACGTCACGCCAAGCGTCCAGTCAATGTAACTAGACTGCAGAAGCTCGTTGGCACTTCCGTAAAAGTGTCCTTGCGTGCCAATGTTATAATCGTCCAATGGATCGTCGGGATGCATTGATTCGTCATTAACACTCATTTTACGAGTATTGGCGTCTCCACCCAAGGGGCTATTAGCTTGCCTTGGGGAGTTAAGTGTACAGTAGTATTGGAATGTTTGGAGTATAGTCCGTCGTGGTGGGGGAGCCTCGAAGGACACACTAGCAATAGCTGTGTGCCCCCGCTCCCGGGTGACCGGACTCACAGACGACGACCCATTCGACCTCACGTCGAACGAGCCGTAGCTGCTCTGCCCGGACTTCTCTACATCCAGAGGGGTATGTTCCATAG